GGGAGATGGATGCATTTGGAGATGTACTTGTGGCTGTATCATTTCGTATTGAGTTGCCTACATGGCTTCCTATTGCTGTGGAGCCTCTTAATAGTAAAACTGTTATAGCCGATGCGTCAGGTGTCCGATATGGTTATACACGTGGAATTGGTGCATTTCTTTTTGAGAAAATACAATTCTATCAGGATCAAGTGTTACTACAGGAGTTCTCGGGTGATTTCTTATATGCTTGGACACACTTACAGGGTACATTAAATCAGGAGGCTTTGTCACTGAAGGAGTTTGGATCTCATTCAGGTTCTGCGCTTGATATTCAGAGAAACGCAACTCCTGGAAAACTCGTTCTGCGTCTTCCACTGATAGGTTGTAGTCATGCTGATGATGGTGGGCTACCGTTTGTTGCACTTCCGGGTCAGAAATATCGTATCCGTGTACAGATTCGTCGCCTGGAGGATTTAGTGGAGGCGTCAGATGGGTCTATAAAGCCTGCTCCATGGAATCGGAAGGATTTAACTTGGGCTGGGAGTAATGGTGTAAAAACGTCTTTTATACCCTTTACTAGAGAACTTATTGGAAAACCTCTTATAAGTCTGGAGACGACACAACGATATGTCAGACAGGATGTACAGGAACTTCTTAAAACGACTGCAAATCAGATTCCGTTTCTGAGGCCCTTTGAGAATACGCTGAGTATTGATTCTGCCGATTATATTGCTGTGGAAAAGGGTGTATCTTCGTATATTACAAAACGCATTGACGGCAGACATCCAGCGGAAGGAATCTTAATTATGTTTCAATCAGATTACTATATTGAACGGAATCAGTTATGGAATCTTGTAAACCCTATGAATGATGGCGCATATTATAATACTATGAAACTGATTGTGGCTGGAAAAGACCGTGAATCTGAATGGGGACCAACGATTTGGCAGAATGTGTCACCTTATACGAAATCAGAAAAGTCTCCAGGTATACCAATATCTTGGATATCATTTACATATGGGCCGTCGTATGGTTATAGGGCTCCTGAGAGGAGGAAACCTTCAGGTACCTTGAATTTTACTAGCGCAGACAGACCTACGCTATGGTTAAATTTGACTGACACATTGGCAGCATCTACTGGTAAAAAAAGAGTCACTTTTAGGGCTATTACAGTTGGATGGGGTCTATATGATATAAAAGATAAGCGGGGGACTTTAGTGTTTGGCAACTGAGCATGTGGCAACTGAGCCTGTGGCAACTGAGCCTGTGGCAACTGAGCCTGTGGCAACTGAGCCTCTTTCCATTAATCATCCTTATTTTCTTTGGGCGATTTATTATTATCTACCTCATCACATTCGGCCTCAGATTCAGATTCTATCTCAGAATCCGTATCAGAATCATAATCTGATTGATTTATTATTAAGATAGCGAATGCCAAATATCCTAAAGTACATATATAACTGGCAATTGGATTTTTGAGTATTATGGTGATTATAATGAGTGAACTGAATATAATAGACGTGATAAGAATAGTTATAAGGTTCATTTTTGTATGAGGGATGACACTCTTATTATTATTTCGGTAGGATTCCGGGTTACGTGTATAGAGTAAATAGGAATATCCAGTCATTATTTTATACTGTATGTATAAAATAGGGATTGTTATCAATTTTATGTACAACTATCTACAAAAATTGAGAGATCCGCGTTCAAACTCATAAAGTATACAATGTCAATCACATATCGCCTTGAACTTCTTGTAACCGAGGAGGGAAAGCCATTCTACCCTTCAGTTGGAACTGTTGAGAAGTTATCCGATGATAATGCCGGCTATGACCTGAAGGTAGTTCAGGATTATATCCCCCTCAATAAAGCTAGTCTATTACATTTGGGGGTGAAGGGGCGGATGCTGAAGTTGACCTATAACAATGATGATGTCTGTCTGGAGGAGGATTCTCATTATACTCTTGAGGCTCGTTCATCCATTTACAAGACTGGGTACATGATGGCAAATAGTCGTGGAATTATTGATAAGACATATCGCGGAGAATTGATGGCACCCATTGTATCAGTGGGTTCTGAACAATCATGTCTTGAGAAGGGTGTACGACTCTTTCAAATTATTGCTCCTGCACTTGGTCATATTGCTGAGGTGGTCTATGTAGATTCTCTCCCCGCCAGCGTGCGTGGGGAGGGTGGATTTGGAAGCACGGGGACTAAGTAGATGGATATACGAGGGAAGGAGGTATATGGTACAAAACAACCAAGAGGAGCGGCTACAACATTAATTGATTTGGTTACACGGGATGACCAAGACACATTATTTTTTCCAACAAATGCGAAAGTCACACGATTTATTCGGGATGAGGGAGTTCGCACAGTTCCTTTATCAACTGTATTTCGTGAATTTACATTCAAAGGTCCTGCTGAATTCGGACAGACATTTCTTTTTGATTTGAATAACACAATGTGTGGAGATTTACTTCAGGCACTTTATATACAAGTGCGTGTTGGTGATTGGCTCACAGCATTGGAACGAGAACGTCTTCAATGTGGACTCTACAGTTTTCAGGATACTAAGAAGGCATGGACATATGTGAATTCTCTAGGCACAGCTTTACTAAATGAAGCTACATTGGAAGTGGATGACCAGATTTTGGAGAGGATAACTGGAGATACTTGTAAGGTAGTTAGCACTCTATTTCCAGATTTGAATACGCAAGTGGGTTTATCAGATACACTTGGTAGTTTTAGTATACCGGATGTTAAATCGTGGACGGGGACTGAGATACTTCCGACGGACGATGCCTGGATTACTATACCTCTGTGTTTCTCATTCTTAAGAGAACGCCTTACAGCAACTTTTCCATTAACTGCTTGCCGAGATGGGACTGTGCGAGTCCGTGTATCTTTGAAACGCTTTGACCAAGTTGTACGGAGTGTTTCTGGAAAAAAGGGTTGTGAGGAAACTCCCTTAGATAAAGATATTTTTCTATATGATGAACGATTCCCAAATCGTGGGAAGATAGATCTTAAAACACGTACTATTTCAAGGCCACCTAAGATGAGAACTATTCAACTCTTGACACACGGGATATTTGTAGACGGCCCTTATCGAGAGATGCTCTTACGGCAGCCTTTTGAGCGTCCATTTCGTGAGATTCAGCAATTTGATTTCACGGAACCACTCAAGTATGTCATCAATAAGACTGGTACAGATAGTATTACAGTACAATTACCTCTAGAAGCGAACCAGCCAATAGAAGAGATAGTCTGGTTTTTACGGAGGAAATCTGCAGTTACACAGAATAATGATTGGGTAAATTATTCGGCTACTCTTGAATCTGAGTACGATCCAGTCTATTCACCATTAGAGCCACTTCTTATATCTGGAAAGCTTCAGGGGAATGGGATGGATATAGTAAAACAAGATGAGAAATGGTTTCGTTCTCATATATCTAGGGCACACAAAGGTGGAAAAGTTGCATATGATTCTTTCATATATGGATATTCATTTGCTGACCATCCAGCCGAGCATAATCCCACGGGAAGTATGAATGCCAGTCGTCTGAATAGTCTTCGTCTGACTTTAGAAGTGAGGCCTCCAACATTTAGTACAACAGATACTTCCGTAGATACCGAGTGGGAAGTACACGTCTTCGTTTTCGCATTTCAATGGTTACGCTTTGAGAATGGTATATGTAATAAACTGTTCATTGACTAAAATTGAAGGCATCTATAAACTTTTCTCAATATCACACAATAATATAAAAGATGTCAGCAGGTAATTCGGAATTCACTGCTAACTTCTTTGATGAGTCATCTAGGGGGTGGATGGAAAATAAGAAGCGGGTGGGTCAGGGATATGTATATATATGTACGGGTGTGTATAAGAATGGTAATAAGTGTAATAATGCCGTGGTGACAAGAGAGGAGTTCTGTAAGGTACATTTGAAGCGTGAATTAAAGGGAAAGAAAGAAGCACATAATAAATAGGGAGATATGGTCGCAAGCCTACTCAAAATCGTATCTACAGGGATGCAAGATGAGCGCCTACAACCTCCGAAAGGACAACCTAGACTCAGTTCTTTTTTAACAGTTTTAGTGAAGACTGGGCGTTATGCCACGAATTGGGTAAGAATTGATTTTGATACGGCGCCAGATTTTGGTAAATCTGGAATCATACGCTTACCGACCAAAGGTGAGATGATTGGGCGCGTCATGTTAGTGGCTAACATGCCAGATATCAGTACTCGGCAAATAGAGGCATATTATACGAGAAACCCAAAGTATTTGGCAAATTCAAATTATATTATGCTGGAACTCTATAAAAACCGTAATTATGTAAGGACAACGAAGTTCAATTACCCCACATCTGGAATACCAAATACATATCCCGTAGGTGATTTGGGAATAGCAAAATTCATGGGTGTTCAGTTAGACGACTTGAGTATTGGTGGATTATATAGTATAACCTCCTCTCTGCCTCTAACTGATACTTCTACTGCATCATTCTCAATGACATTAACGGATAAGCCATTTGATACGGAGCATATTGATATTTTAAATAAAGATACATTTTTACTGGGTGGCTTGCTTGGTAATAACGCATATATTAAATACTCCTATAATGGCTTAAAGTGGCAGGATATAGATATCAGTGTAGAACCGTTTACTAGTTTAAACCCTATGGCTTCATACCCAAAAATGATTATATATAATGGTGATCAATATGCTGCAGTAGGCAATTATACTGCATCATCGCAATCTATATATGTATATTCACCGGATGATATAGTTCTTACTCAGCCAAGTGGTGTAGGGAATTATATAGCATATAATGGTTCGCAATATATATCTGTAGGTCAGTGGAGTGATAGAGTTACAGGTTACTGGTTTGGCTGTATCTTATATTCAACCGATGGCATATCTTGGTCGTCTCCTGTAGACCCTATAGGTGTTAAACCTAACGGGATATGTAGATCTGTTGCGTGGGTTCCATCGCGTAATTCTTGGATCGCTGTTGGAAGATGGGAATCTCCTTTGCCCCCTCCCAACGATACAATTTATATGATTGCAAAATCATCTGACGGAATTACTTGGACACCGCAATCTACAACTGCTGGTAATACCTTTACTAGTATCGCAAACACTATCGCTGTAAATGGGCTAACTGTGGTAATTGGCGGCAAATTTGATGAGCCGTATAGTTCGTCTCTTATGTATTCAACTGATGGAGGCAATACATGGTCGTTGCCTACCGGGCCAGGGGGTACTGAAGATGGCGAAACTAAAGCCGTTGCCTGGACAGGCTATATATGGGTCGCAGTGGGTACGTGGATAAACGTGGGTGAAAGTCACAATACATCAATATCTGTATCTTCTGATGGAATCGCGTGGGCACCTGCCACGAATCCATTAGGCACGACTAGTGGCGATGCCAATACAATAGCGTTAAGCCCTACAGAAATGGTTATTGGAGGTAAATGGTCTCTTACAATTCCAGCTGGGGCAAAAGGTACTTTATCAAAAGCATCAAATATTGCTGAAACATATAAATTTGGCCCACTTATAAGACCTACCCAAATTCTGAATGATATAGTGAATATAAAGGGTATCGCATTGGACCCTGTGTCAGGTAGGTATTTATTACTTGGATCTTGGGTAGATGTAAATGGTGATATTTTGGGATCTATATCAATAACGACTGATATTACAAGATGGGGTACGCCATTTAATCCAATTGATAATACAATCACCAGTTCTCAAGCATTTGCCGCCACTACTGCTGATAGGGATAGAGATAAATGGGTTGTGGTAGGATATTGGAGATATGGTGGTAGTACAAAGGGGCAAAGTATTATATATTCGGATGATATAACAGGGACAACGTGGCATTATCCATCTTCCTCATTCACTATTATGACATGTGTTCCAATATATGGTCAGAATACTATGATTCTTACAACGGGTAATGTGCCAAATGTAGGTGATATATTATCAACCAATTCTTATTTCCTTTCTGGGACGTATATTACACATATTAATAGTATAGCAGGGACAGTAACTGTTACATTAAGTTCAAATTGTATAAATCCGTCTAACCCTGCATCTACTGTAATTGAAGCACGTACAGATATAGAGGGGTATGCCACAAATGTTATAACTGATGGTATCTTAGGTATAATCATAGTAACTGGATCATGGACAAATGGATCTTTACGTATTTCTGATGTTGATTCTATATCTTCCTTCTCTCCTCCTTTATTAATTCCTGGCACCGCGAATGGTACATCTTACTCAATGATAATAACATTCCAACAAGCGGGGTCCAGTACGTATATTGTTGCAGGGCAATTTACAAACAGTCAAAATAATTCACCTATAACTCTAGCAAATATTACTGTAATAACTTTTCCGAGTTTACAAATACAAGTAAATATATTTATGAACCCACTTAATATAGACTTAACAAAAGGACATGTGGCAAAAGGCGTGGCCTTTAATTATAACAACACACACTCAATTTATGTAGCCGTAGGTCAATGGAGATTATTAAACGGTAGCATTTCTACGATTGCGCGTTCAACGGATGGTATTACATGGGAAACCCCAATTAACCCCCCTGGAGTTACCTCATCAGACAGTATTAGCGGATTAAGTGTTTCATGGAACGGGTTTCAGTTTGTTGCCACGGGTACATGGGGTATAGGAACTATTTGTATATCTTCAGATGGAATTAATTGGGCACCCCCCACCGATCCAGCTGAAAGCCTTGGTGGAGTAAATACAGCAAATAACGTGGTATGGGATCCAAATTCATATAACTGGGTAATATGTGGAAATTGGATATCATCTCTGGAAACGGATATTGGTAATGTTGCGACACTTGATTATTCTATAAAATTCAGTAGACCTGTAAATCCACAGGGTGCTGTTACTGGTAAGGCAGCCTCAATTGCCTGGAATTCAAACACTAGTACATGGATAGCAGCTACAAATATGGACTCACTTGATAGATGGACTGATATAACTGCATCCTATAGTGGTCAACTATCTACTTCATCAGATGGTCTAATATGGACAACACCATTTATGCCAGTAGGTATTCAGTATATAAACAATTTATCGCAAATTACAGTAATAGAGAATCGCACATATATCCTTGGATCAGCAGCGGGATTAAGACAATCTACATTATTCTCACCGAATGGTCTTGATTGGACCCTTTCACGCTTTTCAGGGAATATGTATGGTTATGGAGAAGGAATCTCTTGGAATGGCTCAATATGGGTACTAGTCGGAAGTTTTACAAATTCATCATGGGGTTCCATTATAATAGGCCCTATAACAACATCAACAGATGGAATTACATGGACAAATCCAATTGTTCCTGATATACCAGTAACTCAGGCAGTTCAAGATATATATGATAGTGATGCTGCAAAGAGTTATGGTCTAGAATACATATACAATTTATATAGCATTGCTTGGAATGGTCGTATATTTGTTGCGGTTGGATATATTCAGATTGGTATTGTTGGAACATATATAAGATATACAATTGGATGCGTTGTTACATCCTCTGATGGAATTACATGGACTGTTCAAACAATTCCAGTATTGAATAATGACACTACATATAGTACTCAATCTATATCAGGAACATATGTAGCTTGGAATGGTCAAATTTGGGTTGTAGTTGGTAATTTTGGAACCTATCCAGGTTCTATAACGTCTTCATCAGATGGGATAAGCTGGACAAATCCAGTACATCCAGGCCATACAATTGTAAGTGGTGCGGGTACCGCTGTTGCCTGGAGTGGAAGTATATGGGTCGCAATAGGTTATTGGTCTGATGTCGATGGACATATATACTATATAACCACATCTACTGATGGGATTACCTGGACTACTGCCATAGATCCAGGTAGTGGAAATATTATGAAAGACAGCGTTGATTCTATAACGTGGAATGGTACAATGTTTATTATTACTGGATCGGGCGGCCCAGTTGAACCAGGTATAATAATCACATCCTTAGATGGTCTTACATGGTCAGTTTCATCCAATCCTAATTTGCTAAGATGTATAACAAGTAAACGCGTACTACCATATGTGAAACCACAGCCATTTGATTTGACAATTAATGCCGACTCATATCCTCAGGAGAATGGGTATATAATGACATGGGTGCGTCACCCTGTATATGGCACAGGTACACAGTATTTCGCAAATATAACTTCACAAAATCGTCTAACATTTACATTTACAGCCACAAGTAGGACACAGTGGCTTACATTCGGAACTTATTATAACTCGGAGTCTGTAGTAGATATTTCACTGAATCTAATACAATTGGGTGGTGCAAAAAACCCCTCAGATACATCACTAAGTACGACATTCAAGACTGATTTAGTAGGACCACATTTCGGATGGGTGAATGGTTTGGGACATAGTCTTATAGATACAGCTAGTATAACGATTGGTGGTAATCTCGTAGAAACGATACCTGGACAACTCATGGAGATTTTAGATGAGTTTCAGACTCCCTTAGAAAAGGTGTCTGAGAAAAATAGACAACTATGTCGGTCAGATAATGGATTCAATCAGACAACCTATGGATATAGCAATGTATCTCAAGAAGTCGTAACTCATATACCCTTTTGGTTCAGCCGAGGTGATCCTGGCTGTGTGTTACCCATCGACGCCTTGAATGTAGATGAAGTTCGTCTGACTATTAATTTCAAGCCATTGAATAGTCTATATTATACAGATTCTAGGACAGTAACTCCTGCGATAAATGTAGAAGGGGGGGGGTTGTGGCCTATGTTAAATTCCCAATTTTACTATCAGGACTCATCGGGTGTTGTCCTGCCAAATTTGGAACCAAGTAGACAAAAACCGCTATTAAACCCTGTGAAAGCGTTTCCACACTTAAATATGCCTAATACCCTATCATTACAGGACACATACCTCTTAGTAGAATACATCTATTTAGACAAGGCTGAGGCTAACAGATTTCGTATAGCTGACATTCAAGTACCCATTGTTCAGCATTACACGATTGACCCAGTAGACACAAATGCTAATACATAT